CGTGCCGAGGTCCAACGCCAATATCGATTCCATCCACCCAATCCCTTTTAGGACTATTTTCCTCTCGACCGATAGGAGTAAGTTCCTATTCTGTTCTGGTCAAGCTTCGATCTGCGCGACTTCGCCGGCGCAGGCCGCGTATCCGCAGGCGTCGATGTAGTCGTCCAGGTTGCGGGCGCCGGACTGCGTGCGGGCGAGCTTCATCAGCGTCATCAGCACACCGACATCGTGCGCCGTCAGAGGCGCAGCAGGTTCCTTCCGCACAGCAAGCCATGCGTTCCACACCGTCGCAATGCGGGAAAAATTGTCGTGCTTCTGGCCGTGCTGACGGTCCCGATCGCCCCCGACCAGGTCCGACGCGCGGCCGGCGATGTCGGTCGCGCGCAACACGCCGCTGCCCGACGCATCCGCCCTGTCCCGCGCCGCGGCGACATTCTCCGCCGTCGACTCGGTTTCGCCCTTCACGGACAACGTCGGCTCCATGCGCCGCGCCCACAAGGGCGACTCGCCGAGGTGGTTAACAGACTGTTCCGGCATTCACTGCAATCCTTCCATTCAAATCGACAGCGCGGCCAGCACGTCCTCGATCTTTGCCACCATCTTCCGGGTGAAGCGGCGACCCTCGCGCATCTTCTTGATGAAGGCCGGATCGCCGAAGTGCACGTAGCCGAAGCGGCTCTGGCTGTCGCCGGACAGAAGAAGGGCCTCCTCGATGCGAGGGGCGAGGGGATCGAGTTCGATTTCGCTGCTCATGCCGGGACATTACTCTTGCAAATGTCGTATTGCAAGCGTAATTGTCTATCGATTGGCAGGCTACACAGGAGGGACGAATGGCAGACGATTACGACACGCCCGACCCGCGAAACGACCAGGAGCTCATCGACGGGCTGACACCGATCGAACATGAGGAGGCCCGTCGCGAAGCCCGCGCTTCCTCGAAGCTTTCGGTTTCCGGCCCGTCAGCAATAGCCCGCCGCGTGCGGCAGATAGGAGAGTGAGACGATGGCCTACAGCGAAGAAATCACCGAACAGGCGAACGAGCATCCCTCGCTCGGCGCGGAGTATTTCGCTGCCCGTGAGGCAGTCGAGCGTTTCCTGAAACATTGGCAGGATGAGCACGCCGAACAGCTTGCCGACGCGATTATGAGGCCAGTTCTGGACGCAGTGATGGAGAAGGTTCGGGACGCTTTCCGCGACTGGCTTCTGCTCGACGCGGAATACAACGCACACCTTACAATGTCCCACATGGTCGAGGATAGCGTTCGCGCCCTGATCGGCGGTGATCATTGGGCGAACGTCAAGTACATCTCGCCGGAAGGCTACCGAACTGAGAAGGTGCGCGAGACGCTCGCCAAGCTCTACAGCGACCCCGTCAAGGATGGGCGGATTGCCGACCTTGAAAAGGAGGTCGAAAATCTTCTGGAATCGCTTCGCTGGGCACGGGGAGGCTGACCCCCTGACTAGCCCCCACGAACAGGCGCTGGCGGCAGCGACAGCGGCGATACAGGAAATCCATTTCGACTCGCATGGGTTGACACACGAGATCGCAGAAGCCGCCATCGCCGCCTATCTCGCCGCTCTCCCTGCCCCCGATCTCTCCGAATGGGAGAAGGCCGCAGAAGGTGTGACGCCGGGGCCGTGGACACTGAAGGTTGAAGGCGACGACTACATTGTCAGCGCTCCGACCGATACGTGCCTTATGTCGGACGAGCCGTACTACCCTACAGCTCCGAACCGCGAAGATGCGATCTGGATCGCCCGCTGTTCCCCCGACAACGTTCTCTCCGCCCTTCGGTCCCTCTCTGCCAGGCTGGCAGAAGCGGAGCGGGAGCGGGATGCGGCGCTTGCCGATAACGAGGCATATGCCATCACCGAAGCTCAAGTCGGTGAACCTCGGCGCGAGGAAGCAGAGGCGTTGGACGACTGGCAGGCCCGCGCCGAAGCCGCCGAGGCCCGCGCCGCCCTCCTCGCTGCCGACCTGAACGAGGCGCGAGCGAATGTAGGGAACCTGCTAGCTCGTATTCACCGTGATGGCGGGCACTACGAGGCTCGGCATGGCACAGCCAAGGCGGTTGCAGATGCCGATCTGATTGTTGCCGAGCTATTCGCCCGCAAGGAGACCCCCAATGCACAATGATCGAGAGAAGCTGGTGGAGCGGCTGCGCGAGCGCCTGAAGCTCAAGTACGCGGCCAACTGCAAATGCGGCTCCTGTCAATGCGTGCCGATTGCCGACTTGCACGAGGCCATCGCCGCCCTCTCCGAGCCGGTGAAGGACGAGCCGGGGGCGGTGAAGGCTGACAGGGCAAAGGACGACCAATACTGGTCGGTCGTCGAGCAGCGGGCCAACCTTGAAGACGACAATGCGCGGTTGCGCGAGGCTCTGACAGAAATCGCCACGCTGAATAGGAGCCGCGACCAACTTCAAGAGATGGCCCGATCCGTCCTCGCAGGTCTCCAATCTACTGCCATCACCGCAGAACCGCAGGCGGTGCCGTGCGAGCCGGCCGGCGAGACGTTCGCCATCGAACATGACGGCTTCGTCGGCACGGTGCAGGGCAGCTACGTCACCCGCGAGGGAAAGCCGGGCGTCGTGCTCCAGCAGCTCGGCACGCGCGTGGTGCACGTCTACGGCGAGAAGTGGCTGACGCCCGCGTCCTCCCCTCTCAAGGAGGGCAGCGGCGATGCCTAACCCCACCGAACTGCGGGAGATCATCGAACGGTTGGACGCGACGGGCGATGAGAAGCGCTGCCGCTGGCCAGATTGCGACTGCTTTTCGCCGCAAGGTCCTCACGCATGCCGCCGCGCTCTGGAGCAAAAGCCATGAGCGCGAGAGAGGTTATGGCGAAGCGAGTGTCTGACGTATGGGGCCCAACCCTAGGGCAGGCCATTCCGACTGCTGTCATGGCAGCCTTGATCGAGGCCGGCTACCGCATCCTCGCTCCGGGCGAGGTGGATGCGGAGACGGTAGAGCGGTGTGCGACAGTTCTCGATAAGGGCGTCTACGCCAGCAAACACGACGTGGAGTTGGCGTGGGAGTTGGCAGGGCTCATACGCACCCTCGGGAGGCGCGCATGACAAAGCTGACGGAGGCGCGAGAAGTCGCAACGCTTGTCGGAAATCCGCATCCCGGCGATTTCCGGGTGCATCGGGGAGGCATCGCCGGTCCGCATCCTGCCGACAACATGACGGTGACAATGGCCATGGGCGATGGTGCGTTCACCACCTTCATCAACCCGCAGTCTTTTGTGGATGGCGGTCCGGAAGGGGTGTGTCGATATGGCGATGTCGAAGGCATTCGGTTCGCCGTTGCCAGTCTTCTCGAAAGCTATGACTACCTGCTTTCTGGCGAGATCACTACGCAGGAAGCGATCCGCCGGCTTCGGTTACTACGCGCCGGCCGCGCTGCCCTCAACAAGTCCGCTCCCGACCGAGGGACGCCCAAATGAGCAACTTCATCCAGCCTACCGTCCATCCCGTAACCGGCAAGACCGAGGATGCAACCTGGCTCGACAACGGTCACGGCCGGGATTTCACCGTCGTGTTTTCCGATGGCAGCGAGTGGCCAGAGAGCAAGGTCAAGGTGCCGGAGCGAGAGGTGCGCCGTGAGTAGGGCACGCCCTGTCGGCTTGCCATTTCTGTATTAATGCAGGAATATCCGCGCGCGACACTGCGCAACAACGGGCGATCGCCTTGACCAATCCAAAACTCGACGCGGCGCTCGACGCCGCAAGCCGCGGCTTTCGCGTGTTCCCGATCTCGCCCGGCTCGAAGAAGCCGCCGAAGGATTTCCCGTGGAAGGAACGCGCAACGACGGACGCGGCCACCATCCGCGGCTGGTGGACCGAAGCCCCCGACTCCAACATCGGCATCGCCGCGGGCCACGGGCTGCTCGTCGTCGACGCCGACACCAAGGACGGCAAGCCTGGGCTCGATTCCCTTGACATGCTCGACATGCTGGGCTTGCCGGCCGGACTGCGGGTCGCAACGCCATCCGGCGGCGTGCATGTCTACCTGGCGGCCGGCAGCCATCGCAATCGCGTCGGCAGCGTGCCGGGCCACCCCGGCATCGACATCCGCTCCGACGGCGGCTACGTGCTCGGGCCGGGCAGCGTGGTCGACGGCAAGCCGTACCGGATCCTCGTCGACACGCATGCGATCGACGCTTCGCCGACCTGGTTCGACGAGTTGCTGCGCGCCGACGCGCCGGAGCACATGCCGAAGTCCGAGCAGCCGCTGGTCGAGCTCGACCGGCCGGAGAACATTGCCAGGGCAAGCGCATGGCTGGCCAACGCCGCGCCGGAAGCAATAGAAGGCGCCGGCGGCGATGACGCGACCTACCGCGTCGCGGCGAAGCTGCGCGACCTCGGCCTGAGCGAGGCCAGTGCCGTAGATCTGATGCTCGAGCACTGGAACGAGGACAAGGCCAGTCCCCCGTGGCAGCCCGACGAACTGGCCGGGAAGGTGGAGAACGCGTTCCGGTATGCGTCCGGCGGCTGGGGCGCGGCGACCGCGGCCGGCGAGTTCGGCGCGATCGACATCGGCGATGTGGGCGTGGCGCCAACGATCGAGGTCGGAAATCCGACCACGGAGCCGCCGCAAGGTCCGATCCGCGCCCGCCAGTACGCCTTCACCGATCCGAGCCTCATCCCGCCACGCCAGTGGCTCTACGGCCGCCACCTGGCGCGCAAGTTCGTCAGCGTCACCGTCGCGCCAGGCGGCCTCGGGAAATCGTCCCTCGTCATCGGCGAATGGCTGGCGATGGCCACGGGCAAGAACCTGCTCGGTGCCGGCGAGCACGCGCCGCTCACCGTCTGGTACTGGAACCTCGAGGATCCCTACGACGAGCTGCAGCGGCGCGTGCAGGCCGCGATCCAGCATTACGGGCTGACCGCCGATGACATCGGCGACCGGCTCTACGTCGACAGCGGCCGCGACATGGCGCTGCGGCTGGCCATCCTCGACAAGAACTCCGGCGCGCGCATCGTGCGCCCCGTCGCCGACAGCCTCGTCGCGGAGATGCAGCGGCTCGGCATCGACGCGCTCGCCGTCGACCCGTTCGTCTCCTCGCACGCCGTGCCCGAGAACGACACCAACGGCATGGACGCCGTGGTCAAGGAGTGGGGCCGGATCGCCGATCGGGCCGACGTGGCGATCGAGCTGGTGCACCACACCCGCAAGATGGGCTCGACGGAAGCGGAAACGACCGTCGAGAGCGCCCGCGGCGCCAAAGCGCTCACCGACGCGGCGCGCGACACCCGCGTGCTTAACCGCATGGCCAGGGACGAGGGCGAGAAGGCCGGCGTCGACAACCACCGGCTCTACTTCCGCACCTATTCGGACAAGGCCAACATGGCGCCGCCGGCCGACCGGTCGGACTGGTTCAAGCTCGAGAGCGTCGCCCTGGCCAATGGCGACGATGTCGGCGTCGTCGTGCCTTGGGACTGGCCGGACCCGTTCGCCGAGGTCACGGCCGAGCACGTCAAGCGCGTGCAGGCCGCAGTCGCCGAGGGCGAGTATCGCGAGAGCGTGCTGTCGAAGGAATGGGTTGGCCATCTCGTCGCCGAGATCGTCGGACTCGACGTGACGATCCCGTCGGAGAAGGAGAAGGTCAAGAAGATGGTCCGCGAATGGATCGAGAAGCGGTGGCTGAAGGTGCGCAGGGTGCGTGACGAGAAGGGCAAGGAGAGGCCAGTCGTCGATGTCGGGAAGCCGTTGCAAGAGAATGATTGCGAGCCCGTCGCGGTCGACGAATGATGCTCTTGCAAGCCGGTTTACCCCCAGTTTGAAAAGTGGGGGCGGAAAGTGGGGGTAAGTGGGGGTAGCACTCAGTACCCAACCGCCACCCCCCACTAGCTCACGTAAGTGGGGGGTTGTGGGGGTAGTGCGGAAGGCCCTCGATGGCCGGAAAAGCAAAGTGGGGGTGAGGGGGTCGGAATCGGCGGGTCGGGCGACCGACTTCTTGGAGCGAGATAAAAAGGAGTTTGCAAGAGTGGAAGCTGAAATAGGGATGCGGGTCGACCACCGCGGGCAAGCGTATCGGTGCGTAGATTTCGCCGGCCATGTTCGCTCGGACGGAGCGCGGACAACCTTGGCTGTGTGGGAGACCACATGCGCGACGTGCGGCGAGTGGTTTCGGTTCCGGACACCTGCGACATTTGTCCGGCTGCAGCCGAATCGTCGATGCGCGGCACACAAACGTCCGGGCAGTCGAGTGAAATAGCGGAGATCTTGGAGATGCGGAAAAAAGGGATCGTCGACTGGCTCGACCAGCGGCAGGTAGCCGAGCGGAAGCGAAAGCAGGCCGAGGCGCGTGCGCTGGCGGCGCGGCGGAAGGCCGAGCGGAAGGCGGCGCGATCGCATGGCGTCGACTACGGCATTCGCGGCGTGCCGAACGAGCTGCGCAAAACGCTGGCATTGCCGGGTTACCAGGTGATGTGCGCCAGGATGCGGCCGGGCGTCTGGTACACATCCCCGCAGATCAAGGCGCTGTTGCCGGAATACGCGGCCGGCAGCGCGCGAGCGTGGCTGTGGAGTAAGGCGCCGGAACTCGGGCTGGTCGAGCGGGCCGGCAACCCGGAGCGGACCGGCGAGCGGGCGTGGCCGGCAAAGACCGAGGCGCGATATGTCTACGCCTTGACCGAAAAGGGGGCTGCGGAGGCCGCTGAGTGGCGTTGCGAGCTCGGGATGGGTTCGGATACCCGCGACGGGTGAATCGCGCTGTACGGGCTTCCTTGTCGATTTGTGGGCATGTCGGCCGAGCGTGCTTTGCGGCAAACGGAAAAGCCCGGCGCGATGGCCGGGCTTTGTGTGGCGCGTGTTCGGTTTCAGGTGTTTCGCAGGACCAGCGGATCGCCTTCAAGCCGCGCGTGCGCGCCGTGGCGTCCGTAGCCGTCGAATTGCGCGTGAGCGCGGTCCAGATCAGGGTCCGTTGCCACGCTGATGCTGGCCAGGCCCATTGCTTTGCAGATTGCATCGGAGCCGTTTTCGGCGTCGACCTCAACCGGCGCCAGGAAGCTGATTTTACCGGCCACGGGCCGATACTCGGTGACGATGTACTTGGTCATGGATTTTTCCTTTCCGGATTCGATTTTGATTGATCGGCGGTTGGCGGTCAATGCGGTCAGCCTGGGCGACCGCATTTGGTGCAGAACCCGCCGTAGTGTGGCGCCCATTTGAAGCCCGAGTCCCAATGGCGTCGGCCGCGATTGTCCGTCGTTTCCGGCGGCAGGGGGATTTCGGTTTCGGCGCAGCCATCGCAATAAACCGCGGTGGTCCGTTTCGGCGGGTGGTAACCTTTATGATCGTTCCAGCCGTGCATTGTGCCGTTGAAGTACATTGGCGTCACCTACAGCGGGACGGAGTGCGTCAGCAGGATCGCGCAGAGCACGACGATGCAGGCGAGTCTGGCGGCGAGGCCGAGGAGCTGGATCATCGGTTCGGCTCCCCGGCGGCAGTCAGGTCAGTGCGGGAGGTCATCGGCGCGCCTCCGATGCTTCGCGCAGGATGCGGCGTACTTCGTCTGCGGCTTCCTGCGTGGTCGGTTCGCGGCCGAGTTTGGCGGCGAGCTTGTTCCAGATCGTGTTCGGGTTCGGATTGTGCCATTCGATAGTGACCTTGACGGCCATTGTCGTTTCCTTTCAATTCCTGGTTTAAGACAAGCGGCCCGTGTCAAACGGGCAGTGGGACAGGTGCGGCGGCGATCGCGATGACTGCGATGGCGGCGACGATGCCGAAGACGACGACGAACTCCGCGAGGGTTAGCAGGGTGTCGCGGATCATTCCGGGTAGCCTTCCGGGTTTGGGACCAATTCGTCACACGAGAACACCGGTTCGCGGTCGCAGCGGGCAAACCAGTTGCCCGCGAACGGAATCGCGGTGTGGTGGCGGTGGTCGCGTCCGCAATCGGCGCACCATTCGTGCTCGAATTGCTCGCGCAGCCAGTCGGCGGCGGGTGTCGCGAGATTGCTCATTCCGGATACTCCCGCGCCAGATCCGCGGCGATCGACTGGATCACGTAATCCATCGCGATGGCTTGGCCGGTCGTGGTGCGCGCCCAAACCGTCAGGCCGGCGAAATCGCGATCGACCTTTTCGCCTTTTTCGATCAGCTTTTCGGCCAGCCATGACGAGACGACCCAATGCTCGAAGACCTCGCGCTGGATCGGATCGTCATCCAGATCGTGGTCGCGGCACAGTTCCTCCCAGTTCGCAGCGGCCCAGGTCTGGTCATCGTTTTTGTCGCGGAAGATGTTTTGTGAGCCGAAATCTGGAGCTTCCTCCCAACCGGCTTGGGATGCGGTCTCCTCCCAATCGTCGATCGGGGAGCAAAGCTCCTGCGCCTGTTCGGCCAGGTCGCAAATCGCTTTCATCTGGTCGCGGCCGTGGGTGACGGCGGCGCAACCTTCGGCGAGCGTGGTGATGAGGCCGCTGACGTTGTAGATCACTTCCTGTCGCACGAGTTGATCGGCAGTGCGTGCCATTGTCGTTTTCCTTTCAGGCTTGGATTTAGACAGAGAGGACGCGGCTATTCGGCCAACGGTTCCCATCTGCGCGCCTTCGCCAGCGCGAGCATGTGGGCGATGATGGCGCGCGTCTCGTCACCGATCTTCTCGCCTTCCGGGCGCGTCGCATTCCAGTGCCGCTCGGCCTCGGTGACGGTGAAGTTGCGGCACCCGGCTTTGACGCGAAATTCGCCCGGCTCGGTGCGCGTCAACAGGAAGCGATAGCCGTCCGAACGAATACCGCCGTCGATGATGCGGTCAGCGATGGAACCGGCACCCGCGAGGTCGGCACCCGCGAGGTTGGCACCCGCGAGGTTGGCACCCGCGAGGTTGGCACCCGCGAGGTTGGCACCCGCGAGGTAGGCACCCGCGAGGTAGGCATCCGCGAGGTCGGCACCCGCGAGGTTGGCACCCGCGAGGTTGGCATCCGCGAGGTTGGCACGCGCGAGGTTGGCACCCGCGAGGTTGGCATCCGCGAGGTTGGCACGCGCTTTCAATGCCCACTTCACGGCGAGGCCGATCTTGATTGAAGTCGGCGCGTCCTCGGCGCATTCGATTTCGGCGGTGAACTGCACCGTTCCAGTGAAACGGTTCTTGATGTCGAACAGCATTGTCGTTTTCCATTCAGGCTCGGATTTCTACACATCGGCCAGCAAACTAGCTGGCCAGGAACATCGCCTTGCGTGCGATCGTGGCGCGGCGGGTGAAACGGCGCTTGCGGCCGTCGGTGCGCTTGGCAAATGGCTCGTGGTGCACTGGGGTTTTCCTTTCGTTGGGTTGGGGCTGGTAGGTTAGACGACGGAAAGAAGCTCGCGACATTTGCGGCCGCGCGAGAACGTCTGAATCGCGACGTTGCCGTGGTCCGTGATGAAAGCGGCCATGCCGGAAAAGCCGCGCGGCACGCTGTCGCCAGCGTCGAGCCGAATATCGCAGTCTTCCAGCGCCGACTCAGTTGCGTACCAGAAGCCAACGCTGCGCGCGTCGTTATCCGGGCCGAACCAAACGTAGTCGTTGCGCAGCACACGGCGTGCCCAAACGGTAAGCATGTCCTCAACTTCGTCGAGCCATGAGTCCATGCGTCCCACAGCGTCGCCGCTGCCGTTTTCCGAGCCCAACTCGCGGGAAAGTGCGTCGCCTTCCTTCGCGAGCGCGGCGAAGCCGCGCGGCCGATACCAGCGCAGTTCGCACACGTAGGATGTAACGCGGCCGGAGTCGTTGGTGAAGTCCGGGTCAAAAGCCGGGCCGAGGATGGGCTTACGCATGTCATTTCCTTTCGTGGTCGCGTCGTGCTATGTTGCACAACGTCGTAATACAAAACCACGACAAAAAGAAACTTGCAAGAGAAAAGTTTCAAGGCTGATGGCGACCCCTGGCAATGTCGGTTATATGGGCGGAACCGCAACGGATGCGCGGGCTATCGTCGCGCGATCCGGCCTGAATGAGCGGCAACAATTGTTCATCTTTGAACTTTTGAAGGGGTCCACAAAAACAGAGGCAGCACGCATAGCCGGCTATGCAGAAGGCACTGCGGCGACCGTGCTGCGCGCCGCTGGGGTGCAGCGAACGCTGGTCGCCGCGATGGACCGATTCCTCGTCGGCGAGCTGGCGCCGACTGCGTTTGGCGTGGTCAACAAGCTCATGCTGGACGAAAAGACGCCGGCCGGCGTGCGCGCCACACTGGCGCTAGGCGTCCTTGATCGCGCGGGATTCGGCGCCAAGCGCCACGAAAAGCAGGCGGGCGACGGCAAGGACGTTGCGCAGATGTCGGCCGAAGAACTGCGCCAGGCGATCGACAAGCTGCAGGCGGAGATCGACGGCCGAATGCACGATGTCACGCCAGATAGCGCGCCAAGCGCCAGCCAAGACATTGAATTGTATGAGTAAGTTTGCGCCTTGATTAGGCGGAAACGCCGCTCGAGGCGGCGCCGGAGGCCGACCCCGCCCCCTGGGGGTGCCCGGATTGTGGTAGATGATGAGGCTGCAGTGCCGTTTTCCTAAATTTCGTATTTTTCCAAGCTTTCGCTCTTGCAACATCGAGAAACTTGTGCAAGTCTCCGTCTCGCTGATCGGCCGTTCGGGTTTCCGCGTAGGCCGATGTTCCAAGGTGCGACCGGCCGGGGCGGGAGTTTGTTCCTTTCGCCCGCTCCGGCCAACGACAGGAGGGTGAGATGTCCGGCAAAGACGTGATCGAGTGACCTTTCGCGTGCGCCGGGGCCATCGGGACGCAACCCTGCCCCCTCCCAAGCCAAGCGTCCCGCCCGGCGCACACGCAAAGTCACGAATTGGCCCGAAAGGGCCTCCGAGCAGGGGGAGCCGTCTCATCAGCGGCTCGCGCGGGCGGGAGTGATGACCCGGCCGCACCCCGCGAAATGAGCCTCCCAAGGCTCGAGGCGGACACGGACTGCCCTCGGAGAGACCGCGCTCCCTGTCCGCCTCACACCCTGGCCGAGACCGGCCGTTTCCCCATCGACAGAAGGCGTTCGATGTCCGGCCCGAGCCGGTCGAGCAGGCTCTGGGCCATGTCAGCGCCCTGAAACGCCGCGTTGGTGGCGCCCATCGGGTCGCCCTGGCCGAAATCGGCTTGCGGCTGCGCCGCCGGGGTCATCGCCGCGGCCGCTTTCGGCAGCATGGAGGCCATCAACTGGCCGAAACCGCCCTGATTCGGCTCCGGAGTTGCCGGCGCGGGCGGAAAACCGCTCTGCATCGGCGCGACCGGGCGTTCCGCGATCATTTTCGGCTCCGACATGGCTGGTGCCGGCGTTCCGGGAGCCTGCGGAGCGTAGTGGGCGAATTTCGGGTCGTTTCGCATCTCGCGCCAGTTGGCGTTTGCGAGCTGGAAGTGCGGCCGATCGGTGAATTTCCAGTCCCCGCCCCATTCGAGGCCGAGATTCTTGCCAATCTGGCCGAGTTGGGCCCACGCGGGGTTTTCCGGATCCCAATTCGGCTTTCCGATGACCGCGCCGGGCACGACATCGAAGGCGACGCCGTAGTTGTGATTGCTCTGGCCGGGTCCGGCCTTGGTGACGATCGCCCCTGGCCGGGTACGCCCCTGCGCGTAGAGTTCGGCTTGACGTTCCGGCGATCGAAACCCTTCCTGCAGGCGCGGATCGAGCCCGGCGTCGGCCGCGGCCTGCAGAAACCGCATGGCGAGTTCGCGTACCGCTGGGTGGAGGATGGAAACCTGGCGGGAGAAGTCGGCCATTGTCGTCGATCCGGTCGAGAGGAATGTTTTCCTGTCGCGTTATACGCCCAAATGTTGCGCAACGAAAGCGTGCCGTGCTATAAACGCCCCATCCGTCGTAATGGCCGTGTCGCGAACGGCGCCGCAAGCGAGCGCGCGCCGTGTCCCAGCCTCCGACATATTCTCGAGCGTACAATTTCTCGGATTACCAGGCGACGAACCCGTCGACGCCGGTGCCGGGCAACAAGCTCGACGAGGAATTTTCGCGCATCAAGGCGGTGATCGACGCGATCCGCGCCAACCTGGCGCTGGTGCAGCGCGACGACACGGCGATCGCCAACGAGAGCATCGGCTACGACCAGTTGAAGGCCGAACTCGACGGCTTCGGCTTCAACCCGCCGAGCGAGTGGGCGACGAGCACCAACTACGTCGTCCGCGACACGGTTTTCCACGATTCGGGCTTCTATCGGTGCCTCGTGTCGCACACGTCCGGCACGTTCGCGACCGACCTGGCGGCGGAGAAGTGGGCGCTGATCGCCGACTTTACGGCGGCGACGAGCGACGCCGAAACTGCGAAGACCGCGGCTGAAGCCGCGCAGGCGGCTGCGGAAGCCGCGCAGGCGGCTGCCGAGACGGCGGAGACGAACGCGGCCGCGTCTGCGTCGGCGGCGTCGACGAGCGCGACGAATGCGGCGACGAGCGCGACGAATGCGGCCACGTCGGCGACGAATGCGTCGACTTCGGCCACAGCAGCGGCGGCATCGGCGACGGCGGCCGCGACCAGCGAGACCAATGCCGGCACGGCGGAAACCGCGGCGGAAACCGCGCAGACGGCCGCGGAGACCGCGCAAGCTGCAGCGGAGGCTGCGCAGGCGGCCGCCGAAGCGGCGGCGGCAGGCGTCAACCTGCCGTCGATCGTGGCCGGCGACGCCGGCAAGATGCTGCGCGCGAATGCCGGCGAGACGGCTTACGAACTGCGTTCGACGGCGCAGGTGGTGTCGGATCTCGGCGCCGCGACTGTGGCCGGCACGCAGACACTCACCAACAAGACGTTGACGGCGCCGGTGATCGGCAGCGGCGTGAAGCTGACCGAAGGCGCGGCGCCGGCCACCGCGACCGGCGAAGGAGCGCTGTACACCAAGGACAGCGGCACGCAGCCGGAACTGTATTTCCGCTCGGAAAGCTCCGGGACAGAGGTTCAGCTTACGTCGAATGGCGGGGTGAGGAGTTCGGTCTTTTCCACGACAGCACCTACCACAGCCTCGTCGGACTTTACCATTCCGGCGTGGGCGAACAATATCCGCATCACCTTCTACAATATCGCCCCAACAACCTCGTCTATTTTTATCATCCAACTTGGCGACAGCGGCGGCATTGAGACTACCGGTTACACCGGAACCATCAATATCAACGGCACGGGCGCCGCGATTGCAGTCGCGGGCTTTCCGGCGACCGGCGCAAGCACTACGAATGCGGCATATGGCTCTTACACACTGACCAAGGTCGATGCTGGCGCGACTTGGGCCATTGATGGCGGTGTGGGCTTTGCATCCTCCAATGCATTTGCGGCGACGTATGGCTCCAAATCTCTCTCCGGGGTGCTGACGACGCTTCGGGTAAAAACGTTGGACGGCTCCAATTTTGCATCCGGCACTATCGGTGTTAGCTATTGGTGAGAACCATGAAGATGATTTTCTCAGCCTTCGTCGGCTTCTTTCTTTTCCTTGCGCCGGCACTCGCGCAGACCGTCACTGTCTCGACATCGAACAGCCCGTGGGCCGGCGATTTTGTCGGCGACGGAACGTGCGATGAAGTCCAAATCAATCAGGCCATCGCGGCGCTGCCAGCGATCGGTGGCGAGGTCCGACTCGCGCCAGGAAACTACGACATCTGCCGTGGCACGGATCCCTTGGGTGGTATCTTCATCAACCAAGACAATGTGATCCTTTCCGGCGAAGGTCCGGCGACGCTTCTTCGGCTCGCCGACGATCAGGACACGAACGTCATCCGCATCACCGGGAACGGGCGGAAGAACGTCACCATTCGCGATCTGGCCTGCGATGGCAATTGGACCACGAATGACCGCGCCAACGAGCAGGAAATGGCTTTTGAGGCAGACTGCGTTCGCGGCGGCTCGTCCATAAATGAGGCGCAGTCAAACATCGTTGTAGAGAACGTCCATTTCTTCGACTGCCCGCGCCTGTGCGTCATGCTTTTTGCTGGCGTCAACGGCGAGCGCAACGTCGTGCGCAATTCCAAGTTCGGCGACGCTCGCTCCGACGTGGTGGAGTTGCTCGGCAATGGCGGTATCATCTCGGGCAACGAGGCAGTTATTGAGGCGACCACTGGTCATGTGTTCGGCGGCGACAGCCAGGACGAATTGACCATCGTCAACAACATCGTTCGGATCAGACCGGCCGGCGTCGTCAATACGACGATCTTCCGCACCTATCCCGGCCACTATCGCACGATCCTGACCGGCAACATCGTGATCGGCGAGACCGGCAGCAACGTCAACAACGTCACCAACCTTCAGAACTACATCAACGTTGTGACGGGCAACGCCTTCGCCCCGGCCGTGCGGACGAGCAGCCACATGTGCGGCTCCGTATCGACTACGCGGGCCTGCATGGCCTTTAATGGGGCGACGGTCATTACCGGCAACACGATCCAGAACATTCAGATGCAATTTTCCGATACGTCGGGCACGCCTAGCTGGGGTGTGCGCATTGACGACAACCTGATCGGCAACACGAACTATCCGAGCGGTGCCGGCGTCAGTGTCGGCACGAACCTGACGCCGTTCTAGCCCGCCAAGCCCCACCACTTTCGCAATCCCCCTGCCGGGGCGCGCATTGTCTTAAAGCACGCCCTGCGGTATATAGGCATGATGTCCTCGAACGCGACGATCATCGACCTTCAGAAGCAGCAGTTGCGGCTGATGAAGCGCCAGTTGGCGCAGACGCAGGCGAAGGACAGCCTGCTCCGCTACCTGCAACTCCAGATGCCGGATCCGGCCGACATCGAGGACACCGAGCGCACCCGCTTTATCGCGACGCCGCAGGCGAAGCTGCTTTGCCAGATCATGGAGAAGGTCGAGCGCGGCGAGCTCCGGCGCGTGGCCGTGTCGATCGGCCCGCAGCTCGGCAAGTCCCAGGTCATCTCCCGCGGTTTCCCCGCATGGTGCACCGGCCGCGACCCTTACCGGAACCTGATGCTCGGCACCTACAACCAGACCTTCGCCGAGGAGTTCGGCGGCGAGGTCCGCGACATGATCGAGAGCGGGCTGCACCGTGCGGTATTCCCCGAGCACGCGCTGCAGAAGGGCGCGCTTGATCTGCTCATCACGCAGCAGGGCGGCAAGACGGCATTCGTCGGCGTCGGCGGCTCCGGCACCGGCAAGCCGGCCGACTTCTTCGTCGTCGACGATCCGATCCGCAGCGACGACGATGCGCAGAGCCAGCTTTACCGCGACCGCATCTGGAAGTGGTTCAACGCGGTCGTTTTTACCCGCTGCCATTCGAAGTCCGGCATCATGGTGGTTCATACTCGCTGGCACGAGGACGACCTGATCGGGCGCCTGTGCGACCCGAGCCACCCCGAGCGCGACAAGGAATACGCCGGCATCGCTGACGAGTGGGTCTACATCAACCTGCCGGCGGTGGTCGACGACCCGAAGCTGGCGGCGCGCCTTGGGCTGACGCTCGAGCCGCAGACGGACCCGCGCGTCGTCGAGCAGTTCGGCGACAAGCCGATCTCGTCGCTGTGGCCGGAGCGCAAGGGCTTGCCATTCCTGGCTGAGGCTCGACGCATGGATCCGCGCACCTTCGAGGCCCTGTACATGGGCCGTCCGGCGCGCGAGGACGGTGAGTATTTCAACAAGGACATGCTCGTCGAGTACGACGCGAACGAGTTGCCGCCCGCGCATCTGCTGACGATCTACGGCGCGTCCGACCACGCGGTGAGCACGAAGCAGGACCGAGACCCGTCGGTGCTTGGCTGCGTCGGCGTCGACGCCAACGAAGACATCTGGATCCTGCCCGATCTCGTCTGGCGCCGCATGGAGACCGACCGGACGGTCGACGAGCTCCTGCATCAGTTCAAGACCCACCGGCCGCAAATCTGGTGGATGGAAAGCGAGCTCATCTCGAAGTCGTTCGGCCCGTTCCTGCACAAGCGCATGACCGAGGAGCGCGTCTTCGTCACGATCGACAAGGTGGTCCCGTCGAAGGACAAGCAGACGCGCGCCCGTGCCATCCAGGGCCGTATGTCGATGCGCAAGGTGCGCTTCCCGCGCTTCGCGCCGTGGTACGCCGATGCGCGCCGGCAGTTGCTGGCGTTCCCCTACGCTTCGCACGACGACTTCGTCGACTGGCTGGCGCACATCGGCATGGGCCTGATGAAGGCGCGCGGCGTCAAGCACGCGCCGGCGAATGCGAACAGCCGCGAAGGCACGACGATCGACTTCATCCTGAAATCCAGCCTGGCCCGCGGCCGGCAGGAGCAGTACCGCAAGGCAGTTGAGGGCTGGTGATGGCCGAGTACGAGCAGCAGACCGAGATGTTTCCGACCGGCGCCGACGGCGAGAAGACTGGCGACGCCCCGGAGCCGTCCGAAGCGCGCAAGGCACTTGTTGCGCAGTGGCTCGAGCGCATCGAGGATTCCGAGAAGTTCCGCAAGGAGACCTTCAAGGCGATGCGCGAGAGTCAGGATTTCGCGCTGTTCGGTGCCGAGAAGTCCTGGCGTGAATCCGGCAAGTATACGGTGCCGATCCTGCCCCGCTACATCAACCAGTCGGTGGCGACGCTCTACGCGCGCAACCCGCAGACGAAGTTCGAGCGCCGCAAGCGCATGAACTTCAAGCTGTGGGACGGCCGGCTCGACACGCTGAAGGCGGCGATGGAACTGGCCGCGATGGGCGACGCGCAGTCGGCTGCGCTCGTGCAGGAGGTCGCCCAGGTGCAGCAGCAGGAAATCCTGCTCGACCGGATGGGCCAGACGCTGCAGATCCTGTGGGAATACTACCTCGACGAGCAGGGCTCGAACTACAAGCAGCAGTTGAAGGCCGCCGTGCGGCGCGTGAAGACGTGCAAGGTGGCGTGGGTCAAGCTGGGCTACCAGCGCCAGCTCGAGGAAAAGCAGGATCTCACGGCCAAGATCAACGATTCGACGAGCAAGCTGGCGCGCCTGAAGCAGTTGATGGAGGAGGCACAGGAAGGCGAGCTCGACGAGATGAAGGCCGAGGCTGAGGAACTGCGCCTTGGCATGGCCGACATGCAGCGGGACCAGTTTGTCGTCGTGCGCGAGGGCCCGGTGCTGTCATTCCCGAAGTCGGACACGATCATCGTCGACAAGAATTGCATCCACCTGAAGTCGCTGGCCGGTGCCGGTTTTGTCGCCGAGAAATTCGAGCGCGATCCCGAGGAGATCGAGCGCATCTACGGTGTCGATCTCGGCGGCCAGTATACGGGCTATTCGGCGGAGGGAAAGCCCTACGACGGGAAGGGCAAGAAGCGGTGCTGCGGCTATGAGGTCTACGACAAGCAGAACCAGCAGTCGTTCGTGGTCGTGAAGGGGTATCCGGATTTCGTCCGTGAGCCCGCATCGCCGCAAATCTGGCTGGAGCGGTTCTGGCCGTACTTCCCGATCGTATTCAACGAGGTCGAGCACTACGAGGAAATCTACCCGCTTTCCGACCTCGAGCAGGCCAAGCACATCCAGAACGAGTACAACCGCTCGCGCGAGGCGCTGCGCCAGCACCGCATCGCCGCGCGGCCGTGGTGGGTGACGAGCGCGCCGCTCGACGAGAACGAGAAGGCCAAGATCGCCGGGCACGCGGACCACGAGGTCATCACGCTGCCGACGGTGGCGATGGGCGAGGACGTGGCCAAGATCATCCAGCGCGGCCCGACGGCGGCGATCGACCCGAATCTCTACGAGGTCGAGCAGCACTTCCAGGACTTGTTGCGCGTCGTCGGCTACCAGGAGGCGCAGATCGGCGCCACCAGCGGCGCCACCGCGACCGAGAGCTCGATCGCGCAGCAGAGCCAGACGGCATCGCAGAGCGACAACGTCGACGACATCGACGAGGTGCTGTCCGAGTTGGCGCGCGCTGCCGGCCAGGTGATGCTGCTCAACGTCTCGAAGGAGACCGTGATGGAGATCGTCGGCGACGGCGCCGTGTGGCCCGACGCGCCGGAGACGCGGGAGGCCGCGGCGAAGGAGATCCTGCTGAAGGCCGAGGCCGGTAGCACCGGCCGGCCGAACAAGGCCGCCGACCTGGCCAACATGGAACGCGCCGTGCCGATGGTGATCCAGATCCCCGGCAGCGCGGGCCGTTCCGAGCCGCTGCTGAAGCGTTACCTCAGCCTGCTCGACATCGACGTGGAGGACGTGGACGCCGAGGGCATGCCCTCGATCACGGCGATGAACGCGCTGCTGGCCAAGGGCGCGGCGAACGCTGGCGCGCAGCCGACAGGCGACCCGCGCACCGATCCGGCCAGTCAGGGCGCGCAGGGCTCGCAGAACGCACCGAGTTCGCAGGCGAACGAACCGGGTCCGCAGCCGGCGTACACTCCGCCGGCTGCCGCTTGACATTGGCGTATTATTGTAGGAATATCTGCCTAATACGACGCGCAACATCGCGCTACGTCGTGGAGTTCTGACGTATGACGGATTCGTCCCCGGTCGACAATGCGGCGGCCCCCGCCGAGACAGTTTCGGACGCGACCTCGGAATCGTCCACCGAGACCCAGGGCGTAAAGAGCACCCTCGACGCGATCAACGTCGCGCTGAAGGGCTCGGAGGCAGCGCCGGCCTCGAATGAGCAGGGTTCGAAAGAACCTGGTTCTCAAACCGACGTGAGCGACGAGCTTTCCGAGGAGGAAAAACAGTCGCTTTCGGAGCGAGCGCAGCACCGTTTTCGGGAGCTGGTGGACGCACGCAAGACGGTCGAGGCGAAGGCGGCCGAGTTCCAGCAGGAACTCGATGCGGTCAAGCCGAAGGCGGAGCGGTTCGATCAGTTGACCGGCTTCATGCGGGAAAACCGCGTGACGGTCGATCACTTGAACAACGCGCTCCAGCTTACCGCCCTGGTCAACACGGGGCAGTACGACCGGGCGCTTCCGGTGCTTCGGAGCCTGCTCCAGCAGGTCGAGAACGCCGCGGGCGAGGTGCTTCCGCCTGATCTCCAGGAGCGGGTCCGTCTTGGGTACATCACCGAAGCGGACGCCAAGGCAATGCACAAGGCGCAGACGGGCGAAAGGCGCGTCCGCGACGAGGCAGAGCGGCGGCAGCGGGAATCGACGGAGCAGGCGCAGGCCAACGAGTTCCGGACGATGTCCGACAATGCGGCGCGATCGGCCGACACGTGGGCCCAGGAACAGGCGACTTCGGATCCAGACTGGAACCTGAAGCGTGACCTCGTCATGACCATGATGGAGGCCGAGCTGGGCCGGCGCCTGCGAGAGCAGGGGCCGAAGGGTTTCCCCGCCAACGACAAGGCAGTGCGGGATTTCCTGACCGAGCTCAAGGGGAAGGTGGACGCCCAGGTCGGGCGGTTCCGACCCAAGCCCCAGGCCATCGCTCATGCCACTGGCGGACACCCTTCGCCCCGTTCCGCGGCGAAGCCCACGAGCATCATGGACGCGGTCAACGCGGGCCTGAGCCAGGCAGCCAAAGCGTAGCGGGGTAGCCCCTAGGGGACTACCGCAATGCCGTTCACCGTTCAGGAACTCGAGTTCGCGACGAACTCGGCGATGGACTACCACTGGAATACGCCCGAGGTGCGTGC